AAAAAGCAAAGCTCTCGCTTGTAGGCTTCGACAATCTTGCGCGGGTCTACGTTGACGAAGTCCCATTTGCCATTGATGAACGACACGAACCACGGCACCGGGAAGCCTCGTTCGGACACAGGTCGGCCCTTGAGACGTTCCGGCAAGGGAATGTCCCGGATGGCTGCATTCAACATAACGGTTACTCCACGTCGCGTTGGTCCCCCCTTGCGCCGTGTTACTTGCGGGCCTCGCGCTCGCGCTTCTTTCGCAGATATTCCTTATGCGCCTTCCATTCCTCGCGGGCCTTCGGAAGCTCGCTCGCGTAGTCGGGCGCGTCGTCGCGCTGTAGACCGTATTTATAGCCCATGGCGCCGGCCATTTTGGCGAACGTCGCATGTTGCGGTTTTTTGGTTTCGCCGCCGAACATATTCCTGACGGTGCTAGCGCTTAAGCCGGCGAGCACGGCAAGGTCGGTTTCCTTGATGTGCTCCTTTTGGTAGATCGTCCGGAACTTGTCGATTTCCGGGTCTTTGTCGATGAAGTTATACGAGCGTCGCAGCCACATTGTGCCGCCGTTGCCTTTAGCCATGTGCGGCCTCCGCAGTGCCGTTGCCGTTGGTCTTGGGTGCTTCTGTCATTCCGTTCAAAAGCACATACTCGCCTTCGGAGACGCGCTTGATTTGTTTCCGCTCCTGCAATGCGTGGATCGCATTCGACACGCTGTCGGGGTTGCGTCCGTCTTTTATAAAGCGTTCCTTGACCTTGGCGGCACTAAACCGGCCGTGGCTCTGGCGCCCGATCTTGAGAATAAAATCGCTGTGAGGCACTTCATAGCGGTTCTGCGATGCCCTCGGGTCTTTGGGCTTTTTCTTCGGCCCCTCAAGGTGCTTTATGTCGGCGCGCGCGTAGTTGCCGGGGTCAAGCTTTTTGAGAATTTTCTTTTCGACCAGGGTACCAAGCGCCGGATAGGCGTTGTTCTTGGCGCGCCCGTTTTCCTCGAAATACCGGCAGGCTTCGACGGCCTTGAAGGTCGGGTGATCCTTGATGAAGGCGAGCAGCAATTCCTCAGAGCTAGTCTCGTGGACGACTTTTTTCGCAAAGGTGCGAACGTCCTCGATTAGCTCAAAGTGGACATTGGTCAATCCTAGCTTGGTCAGTTGCGCGACGGTCGGGCCTAGTTTCTCGGCTTCCACGTCGCATGAAATCTTGAAACGCTCGACGGGTGGTTCTTTAGGCATGGTGTCCCCTTGCTACTTTCGTTTCTTCACTTGGCGGTCAATCAGATCGGCGATGTTGAGCAGGATCGGCTTTAGTTCCGGATCAAGCCCGTTCAACCTGTCAAGCATTTTGAAATCGATGGAGCCTATCGCCTTCGGCGCTCTCTTGCCGGCGCCATTCAGGCCGGCCAGATCATCGAGGCTGATCTTGAGCGCTTGGCAGATTTGCACGGCCCGCCCTAGCGACAGGCGGTTGTTGCCCTTTTCGTATTTCTGGATTTGCTGGAAGGTGACACCAAGCACCTTGCCAAGCTCCTCTTGCGAAATGCCGACGCGGTTGCGGTGGGTGCGCATGGTGTTGCCCACGTCTTTGTCGAACGGTTGTGATGAACGTACATTGAGCCGGTTAGGCATGGTCGAAGTGGTCCCCTCAAAAGGGGGGCCGTGACGACGGAACGCAGAACATTCGCGTGGTGCGTAGGATCGTCAGCGACCCCGTTCGTTCCGTGGTGTGCGGTCACAACCGCTGCATTCACGCTGCGACCATTACACCACGATGACGATCCAATGATACAAGAAAATTGGCGGAACCGTGTTTATGTCCAAAAAAAATGGTGCAGGGGCGGGACGGCAGGGGATAAACTTTAAGTGTAGTCGCAAACGGAACGCCGTGGTCCGGAATTGGCACCATGCCAGCGATGGAACGTAAAGTCATCCCGTGCCGCAACCGCTAGGGGAGGGTTGCACGGTCCAAACTTTTGGGAAAAGCTACCTTAAGGCTGTCGTCCAGATGCTCATGGTGTGGCGTTTATTTCACCATGAAGAAAAAAATTCTAAGAAAGTCATTTGGTACCAACCTTCGCAGGGAGCGGGAGGCGAAAGGGCTATCGCAGGAAGCCCTTGCCCATCAGGCCGGATTGCATCGGACCTATGTCGGCTCGGTTGAGCGTGGCGAGCGCAACGTTTCGATTGATAATATTGAGCGGCTGGCGCGTGCGCTTGGCGTCACACCAGCCGATCTGATGCGCCGCTAACGCCGTCCAATCATCAGTAGCACGCCGCCGATTTGGGGCAGCAGCGCGAGCAGGATCAGGCGCAGCATAGCAAAGTCGTCGCCGCTTGGCTTCATTGTACCAAAGGACAACCACGCCACGATGCGGCTCGCCGCTTCGGTCTGAGGATCGGCGCTGTGTTCGACAGTCAACATAGCGGCATCGAGCGCTTGCCGGCGCTCTGTTACCGCTGCCTCGCGCTCGCGGCAGAATTTCCCGACGCCACCCTTGCACTCCCGATCCCGTGCCGCCGTCACGTCGGCGAGCGCGGTTTGAGCCGCCGTCACGGCCGGCGTGACACGTGACGCGCGGGCCATCGTCACGTCGCTGATGTTGACCGACGCAAAGCCGATGCCGGCATTGACCGCGAAGGCGAAGGTCATCAGCCAGATTGCCCATGCGGCCATGGCGGTGCCGCGCTGGCGGGCGTGCCATTGGCTGGCGGCACAAGAGGGGATGGCGAGCGCGACCAGATCAGCGGCGACGCCAACGGCGAGAAACAGCCAGCCGGCGATATCGCTCGATCCCAAGGACCGGGCGAACCAGCCGTTCATGGTGATGCCGACACCGGCCAGCCCGAAGGCCGCGACCGCGAGCGCGATGCTGGCGGGCGAGCGTGCCGGCTTGGCGGGCGCCGCAAATCCGCATGCGTCAGTTTGCGCATTTGCGGGCTTGACACCCGTGACGGGCGTCTTGGGCGTCTTGGGCATGCCCAAGACGGTTTGGGCGTGCCCAAAACCCGGTTGTGACGGGTTTTGATCGGTTTTGGCTTTTTCGCGCTTTCGCTCGCGATAGGCCCTCGCGCGCTCTGCGGGCGTCTTGGGCTTGGTTGGAAACAGGGGGGTGATATTGTCGATGGTAGCCATGGGGACCGCTCCTACGGTTGCTGTGGTTAGAGCGCGACGCCGGGGTGCAAGCCGGCGTCGCGTTTGCGTTTGAGGCTGAGAAAGCGAAATTGGTAACAAGCTTGGAATTACCCCTTTCAAAAATGGTAACTCGCGGAAATTAAAGGTGAATTTTGAATTATAGTGTTTCGGCAACTTTCGCGGTTATCGAGTGATTTCAACGAGTTACCACAGGTCGTTTTTACCACTTTTCCCCATCCGTTCGCATGTGATGGCAGGCGCTTTGGTAAAAGTGTTCATGTGGCGTTCTTGATCGGCTTGATGCTGGCGCGGCGCTCGGCAACGCGGTCCTCCTTGCGGGCCTTAATCTCAGCATCCCATTTGGCGGTAGCCGTGCGGCTCAAGCGTTTGCTGTCTGCCTGCTTGCAGTAGAACATCGCCATTTTCGGCGACTTGTGGCCTAGGACCGCTTGAATTTCGCCAACTTGGCACCCGGCGAACGCCAATTCCATGCCGGCGTTCTTGCGCAGCCCGTGCATCGAATATTCGCGGTAGCCCAAGCTTCGCAGGTGGTGACGGAGCGCGGCGCTTAGGGTGCCGGCGTGGACGTAGGGACGGCGCCACTTGTTGGTGAAAATAAACTCCGGGTGAACCGGGTTCTGCTTCATGCGATCCAGCATGGCGCGCAGCGGTTCGGGGCAATGCAGCCAAACCCGCTCGCCGGTCTTTTGCTGCACGACGTTGATCAACTCGCCGTCATAGTCGACCCATCGCATATTGACCACGTCGCTGCCACGCTGCCCGGTGTAGTGCAACGCGGTCTTAAACTCGACCAAATAACCGTTCGCGGTTTCATCGAAGCGTTCCAGCACAGTCACCGGCCAAGCCAAGTGGCCAACGCCGTCATGCTGATAGTGACGGGTGGCGCCAATGGTCGGACAGTGTTTGCCCTTGCGCTTAAACTCGGCAAATCCCTTGGCAAATTCCCAAAGGTTGGAAAGCAGGTTTGTTTGCTGGTCAGCGACGGCGCCGCCCTTTTGTCGGGCAATGCGCGCCGAATAAACATCAACGTGCTCGGGTGTCACGTCATGCAGCAGCGCAGTTCCAAATTCCTTTTTGAGAAGGTCAAGGGCAAAGCCGTAGTTGCTGCGGGTGCCATCAGCAAAACCGCGCCAAGTCTCGGATTGCTTGTATCGGTCAATCAGCCAGCCAATCGACGCCGGCCGGAACACGATTTTTGGATCAATCGTATAGTCGCGTGGGTTTTTCCAGCGGCCCAACTGATCGGGTGCGCGCGGCGGTGCATCGTCGGGCTTTGTCGTGACCGCTGCCAAGAGCGGGTCATAAGCATCGGCGAACGCCTGCGAGGTTTCATCGTCGGGGAGGGCGGTTAGTTGCTTGGTGCGCGGATCACGGAAGTAGACATAAATCCGACCGCCTTCCTTCGATTGGCGGTAAAGGTATTTCCGTTTAGTCGTCGTCCGCGTCATCCGTGTTGATCCCCAAAGCCTCGTCCGCTGAGTTGCGGCGCTTGCGCTTCCTGTCTTTGAAATTCTCGAAAGCGCTGTCTAGTTCGTAACGATCCCACACCACCATGCCCTTGATAGGCACACCAGCGGGAAGCTTCTTTTCTTCCACCAGCCGAAGGAATGACGAGGGCGACATATCGAGATATGCAGCGGCCCGGTCGGCCCGCATGCCTCGCGGCGGATACGCGGTGTCAACCCTCGGCTTGGTCATTCTCTTATACTCTGATTTTTACCATTGTCCAAATTATTTGGCCCCGTAAATCTACGGCGCCGTCACGTCGATTTTGGCGTGACGGCACGTGATGCGTCACGTTCCTGTAGCTCGTTACGGCACAAAAAGTGTGACGTTGCTGTCGCGAACAACACGGAAACGCTCATGCAGCGCTGTGCGAAGTGCAGGGGCTTTTCGAGCGGTTCGCACAGCCCGGCGTGGATCATCACGATCAGGTCCGCCATTTCGTCACGGGCTTTGGCGGCGTTCGCCAACACCCGTTCAACGTCGGCCGTCGTGACCTTTGCAAGCTTCTTACTCATGCTTGCGCTCGTCGCGGTCGTGGTCGTGTTTCCAATCGATCAGGTCCTGGCCGCGCACCGGCTCGTCGCACTTGCGCGCGGCGCTGGCGCGAGCGTCACTCTCGTTGCAGGCAACATCACCGCATGTCAGGTGACCATCGAGAACGGGTTCCCCGCACGCGCAGCGCGGCCAGCCCTTCGGGTAGGACATTTCAACCCTCCACCTGCTTTTTGATTTCGATGACTACCGTCTTGAGGCGCCCAACCTCGTCGGAAAGCCGCTCGCAAACGGCGACATGATCTTGAAGGGTTCCCTTGGCGCTAACGGCGCTTTCCAAAGCCTGTTGCCCGATCTGGTCGAGCATTTCGCGCACTTCCGTGATCCTTTGACCTAGATCAATCGAAATTTTGTCAACGAGACTTCCGATAGCATCGCGTTCCGGCTCGCCACGGGAAGGGGGCTTCGGTTTCGGGGTTATTAGTTCATTGGAAGGGATTGCGGTCTGCATGCCGGCTCTCCACTGGCCCCCACATGCACAAACCTATACCCAATTTTTTTGGGCGTCCAATAAAATTGAAGGCCGCGCGACTTTTCGATGGCAGCCCGCGCGGAACGCGCGTAGGCTCAACGGTCGGAAAGTCGGCGGGGAGTAAAGAAGGCGACGGAGGAATGCAATGAACGGCGCGGAAATCCGCTTGGCGGCAATTCACCTAGTGAACGAGGCACCCCCCAAATATGAGGACGCGCTTGCCGCCTTGGAGGAAGCGCGCCGGCTTCTCTCCTATGTGCGAGACGGGCGCTTGCCCTTGGAGGGGAACATTTCTTCCTCCAGCGAAGCAAGTTGACGCTTGAGCGCTGCCGGCAGGCGCTCGGTGTGCCCGTGGGTAATATAGCCCGTGGTTAGCCCGTCAACGGCCTTGATCAAAAGGAACGTCACCTTGAGCGTGAGCGGAAAGCCGCGCTCCATATTGTTCCAGCGTGTCGAGGCAATGCCAAGCTTGCGCGCAAACTCTGCCTGATTGTCGCCGGCCACATATTTGCGGATCACCATCAAGCGACGCCGGATGGCCTCGCTTTCCTGTGCGTTTATCGCGTCATCGTCCATCAAAATCGCATTCGTTGATTGTGTCATGTTTGCAAAACCAAAGATTGCATAAAACGCCTTTCGAGACAACCCGTAAGTAGGGCATTACGCCCGATCAGTCCAATTATTTTGGTATACCAGCGGCGAGCCATACAACAAAAGTTAATAATCTCTCTTGTGCCCCAATTTTTTTGGAGGTAGGCTCCCCCGCCATGAAGAAGCTCACGGACCCGGCAAAAATCGTGGAAGTGCTTGGCGGCTCGCACAAAGTCGCCGAATTGACGGAGGCTACCAGCCACAAAGCCGTGTGGAATTGGCCGTATTTCGGGGAGTTTCCCCCGAATACTTACAAGGTCATGAACGACGAACTAGAGCGGCTTGGCTACACCGCACCGCCCTACCTGTGGAAACAAAAGGGCTTTGATAAGCCCAAGCGCGCCGCCTGATCCTTTACCTGCGACGACGCGACGCAAGGGGAGACTGCTCATGTCCCTGATGGATGACGCACGTCTAAATGGTTTTTCTTTCGAGGAAAGTCCTCCCGACGAACTGCGCGAAATGCGCGCCAAGCTTATGGTGTTGCAAGCGATGGTCGAGCGGCACGACCGCTTGATCGATCAGCAAGGCGAGGTTCTTGAGCGACTGACTAACTTTATGTCGGAGCACCACCCGACGCTGCGCGAGATTATGGACGCGGTGGCCGAATACTACTCGGTGACGCGGGACGAAATCGAAAGCCACAAGCATATTCAATATTTCTCGCACCCTCGGCTTGTCGTTTACTACCTCGCGCGCAAGCTCACGCGGCTGTCACTGACCAACATCGCCGACCGGATCGGCGGGCGCGACCACACCACGATCCGAACCGGCTTCTTCAAGATCAGCCACCAAATCCGACACAATGAAGTGCTGCGCGACGATATCGACGTGCTGCGCGCGCGGATCGCCGAAAAGGTGATGGAGCGCGAGCTTGCCACAACCAAGGGCGGGACGTTGCTACCCGCTCCGGTGCGGCAATGACCATGTCGCTGACGGAGTATGACGAAAAAGTCGGCCGGCATTTGCACGCCATCGAGCACCACGCCGATATGTGTGAGCGCGCCGCGCAAAAGCTCGTCTACCAGCCGGAATTTCGGAGCCTCGCGCTTGAAGCACTGTTGAGCACGGAAGCGTGCCTTGATGTTGCGCTGACCAAGGTCCGCAACGCGCTGCGGCTTTACCGGGAGGCGCCGCCCCATGCCTGAATTGGTTCACAGCGAATTGCCGAATGAAGAACTGCAACGGGTCACGCGCGTCCTGAGTGACATTCGCAAGCTTCACGGACTGACGCGGGCGCAAGTCAGGACGGTTTACGACGCATTGGAAGCGGGGCGCGATGCTCTCTCGGTCATCCTCGATAAGGCGGACGGCAAAAATGCTTAGACAGCAAGCGCAGCAGTTACAGCAGGACATTGCAAATCTCTATTTGCAATTTCCCGAATTAAAGGACGACGACGAAATGCTGCGCGTCGACACCTTGGAAGGCGCGACCAATCTAAAGGAATTGGCGACCGTGATCCTGCGCGGCATCGCCGATGCGCGTGCGCTGCTCGACGGCACCAAAGAGCGCGCCGATGAATTGAAGGCCCGGCAGGATCGGTTCAAAATGCGCGGCGAGTTTCTGCGCGCGATGCTGATGAAGATTTTGCAGCACGCCGACGTGCGCAAGCTCGAACTACCGGAGGCGACCGTATCGCTGCGGCATGGCGCGCCGCAAATCATTGGCGAGCCTGATCCGGACAAGCTCCCCGACGAATTTGTGAAGGTCAAGCGCGAGGCGGATCGGGTGAAAATCCGAACCGCGCTCGTCAACGGCTTTGAGATTGAGGGGCTGTCATTGAGCAATGGCGAGCCAACTTTAGCGGTGAACGTCCGATGAATTGGGAAAACCAGCAAGACCTATTCGACGCACTGGCCGCACCGTTCCCGGCCGAAGAAGTGTCATGGCGCGTCGGTCCAACAAACGAGCGCTATCGCAGCGAGGGCGAGCCTTTGAAGGGTAAGCCGCTTTGCTACATCGACGCGCGCGCAGTGATGGACCGATTGGACAGTGTCGTCGGGTTTGACGGCTGGCAATCGAATTATACGCCGGGCGTGGGCGCTTCCATCGTCTGCAATATCTCGATCAAGTTTCCCGTGATCTACAACGGGCAACAAGTCGGGCACGAATGGGTGTGGAAGGGCGACGGCGCGGGCGCGACCGACATGGAAGCGGACAAGGGTGCGTTGTCGGACGCCTTCAAAAGGGCCGCCGTTCGATGGGGCATTGGCCGCTATCTGTACGAACTTAAGGTTGGTCAGGTTGTGTTGGAACAGCGCGGCAAGACCGCGTTCATTCCAAAGGAAACCGAACCACGGCTTGCGACCCTCTACCAAGAGCACGTCCGCAAAATTCAGCCGGTTATTGGCGTCAATGCCTACCGGCAGGCGTACCGGCTTCTGATCGGCACCATCAACACCGTCGCGCCTGCGGACATTGCCGCCTACGCGAAGGCGAACGAGGCAACGATTGCCGGCTTGCCGGCAGCGATGCGCGACCACGTCCTGTCAACCATCCACAAGAGGACCGTATGAGCAACAAAGAAGCATTAGGCTATTTACATCACGCCATGCTGGCGGTGATGCACGCGCAAACGCTGTTGACCGATGAGCCTGCAAAGCCCAAGCGCAAGCGCCGGGTGCGGCGGGCGAAGGCGGCGAAGCGTATTCCGGTCAAGCGCAGCGCATGAACGTCTGGAACGCACTTGAGGCTTTGTGCGGTGAAGATAATCCGCGCCTCGTCGTCATCATCGAGAAAGACGACGCGGCGCAGATCATGGCGCTGCGCTATGCGCTGGCGGAAATTTTGGACGGCATCACGGAAAAGAAGATCATTCACGCCAAGCAACTGTTGGGGATGCAAATCAAATGAGGGGCAAGGGCGCGTTGCTTTTCTCGAAAGAGCAACCGGAAATTTGCGGCTATCTGAGGATCAACGGCGACGACTACTCGATTGTGGGTTGGTACGCCTCGCCGATCCGCGCGACCATTGAAGTAACCCGGATCAATGACGATGAGGACGGAAGCGGACCAAGCGCGAGCGAACGCAATTGCGCTGGAGGTTAAAAAGGACGGACTTCGACAGCGGCAGAGCGGCGATTGGGTTCTGAGCCTCGTCATCGCTGCCGTGCACATGGACGCGCGGATCACGGGCGCCGCCATGGGCACGCGGTATCAGTGCGCTCTCGTCGAAGTCGACGACAACGAAAGCCCGGTAGAGGACCCGGAGAAACAGAAATGGCGCGACTTGGGTCCGGTCAAGCAAGCCGCGCTGCGCTGCCGCGATCCGGTGTTTTGGGCGTTCCTCAAGGAAGAAAAAAAGCTTCGCGCGCATTCGCAGGATGAGGCGGCCGATATTGTTCGCTTGCTCTGCGCTGTGTCGTCGCGCGCGGACCTTGCCATCAACACCGTCGCGCGTCTCGATTGGTACAGCCTTGATAATCACTTCCAAGCGTGGAAGGCGGCGCAAAATGGTTGAACCCTTTTTCAAACAGCCGCGCGAGCGCGACGAAAAGCATTTGGCATGGATACGCACGCTGCCCTGTTGCCTTTGCGGCGCGTCTCCGGTCGATCCGGCGCATTTGCGCGTGGCCTCGATCAACGACGACAAGCGCGAAACGGGTATGGGCGAAAAGCCCTCCGACAAATGGGTGTTGCCGCTCTGCCGGCGTCATCATGACGAACAGCATTCGATGCACGAAAGAGAGTTTTGGTCGAGCTACGGCGTGATGGACCCGTTTGCGCTCTGCATGCACTACGCGGGGCCACGATGACGACGGCGCGCTTTTCGATTTGGGTCCGCGAGCATGGCAGCGACCATGACGTAGAATTGTGCTGCGTCGACAGCAACCCGGAAGTGATAAAGACCGCGCTCTACGAAAAGCGGATCAAGAAGGGCAAAAAGAAAATCGCACAGTATGACTACATTCGCATAGTCGACAACGAGGCGGCATGATGGAGCACCGCCCGCATTATCACAACGAGCGTGATCTAGCTGCGGAAGCCGAAATCGCACA